GGGCCTGCGGCTCGCGCCTCAAGAGGCCCGATGCACCTGCCTCATCGGCCACCCCGACTACTGCTTGGTCCACGCAGCAGAACCACAAACAAAGGAGCTGTCGCAGTGAAGCCGCTTGGACCTGACCCGCGCCCTGGCGCAGATGAGGAGGGGATGAGATGAGCTGGCTCCGCCTGAAGCTCGCCGCATGGTTGAGCGTCGGGAACATCCGACTGATCGCGAACCAGCAGAAGCAGATCAACTCGCTGGAGGACAGTGTAGGTAGACAGATAGGCCAGATCCTGGAGATTCTGAAGGACCGAACTGCGACCGACCCCAACCCTCGCAAAGACATCGCCGATTTCCAGCAGCGCCTCGACGCGCTGTGCCGGGTCTGCGGGGTGGAGGTGGTGATCACGGACGGCGAGGTCTACACCGCCGAGGTGAGCCCGAGGGCCGTGCTGCGCAGCGAGGAGGCGGCCGCACTCTGGATGCTGTCGAAAGAGTTGGAGTCGGCGATGAAGCTGGTCGCCCGCGCGACGGACCGGCTGGCTGCGCAGATGAGGAGGGGATAAACCGTGAACGCCGAGAACCAGAAAGGCACTTGGGTTAGGACTATGCGAGGTCTACGCTTCTGCCCTGAGGGCAAGACCATCAAGGGGTCTGTGCCGATCGACGCCCAAGGTGATTGGGTTAGGACTATGCGAGGTCTACGCTTCTGCCCTGAGGGCAAGACCATCAAGGGGTCTGTGCCGATCGACGCCCAAGGTGATTGGGTCAAGGGATCTCGCGGAGGCTACTGGTTCATGCCGAAAGGGTGGAAGCCGAAAGTCCACCTCGACTCCGATGGCGCACCGGTTTGCAGGGTCTCTGGTGCAGCGCCTAAAATTACCAGCGACCCGGAAGGCGTGACCTGTGGGTCGTGCAGGAACCACATGCTCATCCGGCGGTTCAGGGTACTCATGATCCTGGTCGCGGTGCTGGTATGGGTGAGGACACACCCAGAGGTGAACCATGCCGATCTTTGACCCCGACGACCCGTTCGGCGTAGCACCTTCCAAACCCATCAACTTCAGGCTCCTGAACACACCGGAGGCTCGGGAGGCCGCCAAGCAGCGCCGCCTGGATCTAGAGGCGAAACTGACCGCCAAGGAGGCCTCCCAGAAGCGCATGGCTGAGTACCTCCTGTGGAACGTAGAGGAGGACGAGATCGACAACGACTGGGAGCGCGAGTTCATCCGATCGATCCACGCCCGGGTCAACTCCGGGCTCCCGCACCTGACCACCAAACAGGACGAGATCCTGACCAGGCTGTTTGAGAAGTACTGATAAACTTCTTGACACACCCGCACTGCTCTGTTATAAAGTTCTGAACAAACTAGCTGGAGGGGATTTTGAGCATCGACTTCAACACACAGGTGGCAGGCTTCGACTTTGAGACGCAAGGAACTGAAGGTGAGTACGCCCTCCAGCCCTTCCGAGCGCTCGACAAGAAAGCCTGGGTTTCGGCGGTAGCTTGGACGCGAGGTGAGCGTACCCTCGGCAAACTTTTCCCGACTCCCGACTCCCACCGACAGGTGCTGGAGGCGATCATCAAGGAGAACCTATACGTTTGCGGCTGGAACGTAGCCTTCGACGTCGCCTGGCTGATCGCGCTGGGCCACGAAGACCTGGTCTTCCAGATCCGCTGGTTGGACGCCATGCTCCTGTGGAAACACTGGGTGGTGGCTCCCGAGGGCGACGACGTGCCGGCCGCCAAGCGCAAGTCTTACTCGCTGGAAGCTGCCATGCACGAGTTCTTTCCGGACGAGGCAGGCTTCAAGGAGTTCAAGAACTTCCAGACCCAGGACCCAGCGGAACTACAGCAGCTTCTCTTCCGCTGCAAGGAGGACACCCGCTTCGCGGTGCGCCTCGCCGAATGGTTCTGGTCCAACCTGACCGACGAGCAGAGACAGGCGGCCCTCATCGAGGCGCAGTGCATACCGCAGGTGGCCAAGACCTATGTCATGGGGATCAAGTCGTCGGCGGAACTGGCTGAGGCTCTGAAGTTCAAGCTGATCAGCGATGGGGAGGACGCCAAGGCGAAACTCTTGGCGCTTTGCCCGGGCACTGAGTTCATCGAGAAGATGACGCCGTCGCAGCTGAAGAAGCTGAAGGCGGCCAACCCGGAAATCAACTACGTGAACCTGGCCTCACCGGCGCAGCTCGCCACCCTCCTGTTCGAGACCTGGGGGCTGCCTGTCCAGGGGGTCTCCAAGAAGACCCAGGCACCCTCCACCGACAAGTACACCCTCTATGAGCTCGCATTCATAGACCCCAGGGCCAAGATGCTGAAGGAGGTCCGGGAGGCCAAGGGGAACTGCACCAAGTACGCCGAGGGGACCCTCAGGAGCCTGGAGTACAACGGCGACGGCTGCGTGCGCCCGGGTGCCAGGATCTTCTCCACCTACTCCTCGCGCATGACTTACGCATCCAGCCAGAAGAAAAAGGGGGACAAGGAGCTCGGCACCACGGCCATCGAGTATCCGGTCGGAATTAGCCTGCATCAATGGAAAAGAGGCAAGGATTTCAGGAGGTTGATCAGACCACCCGAGGGCTACACCCTGGTGGAGCTCGACTTCGCCGGCCAGGAGTTCGGCTGGATGGCGGTCGCCTCCGGCGACGAGACCATGCTCTCCCTGCGCGAGCCGGGTGAGGACGCACACGCTTACATGGGGGCCAAGATCGCCCAGGTGGACTACCGCGAACTGATAGCGCGGGTGGCGGCCGACGACGCTGAGGCGAGCCTGCAGAGGAAACTCGGGAAGTTCTCGAATCTCAGTTTCCAGTACCGGATCGGAGCCAAGAGCGCCACCAAGAAAGCCCGGGTCGACTACGAGCTGGACATCGAGGAGAACACCGTCAAGCAGCTTCTGGCAACCTACAAGACGACCTTCATCGGCGTCTCGGGCGGCCCTGCCGGAGTCGGCGGATATTGGAAAAACCAGATTTACAAGTGTAAGCAGCTAGGCTATGCTGAGACCTTCGCCGGTCGCAGGGTGCAGCTGCGCGGCTCGTGGGCAGGCCGAGACGCCTGGGAGATGGAGAGTTCCGCCATCAACTACCCCATTCAGGGGACCGGTGGAGATCAGAAGTACCTCGCCCTGGCGGTGGCGCGTAACCTGCTGCCCAAGTACCGCGGCTACTTCTACTACGAGCTCCACGACGGCCTGTTCTTCATCTTCCCGCACGCTGTAGCGCGCCAGGCCGCCGAGACCTTCAAGTATGTCCTGTCGAACCTGCCATACAAGAAGGCGTGGGGGGTCGACCTCCCCATCACCTTCCCTGTTGACGCCAAACTGAGCCCGGAGTCCTGGGGCGATCTGAAGAACCTATAGGAGGAAGATATGACCCTACTTCGGAAGATCCAGACCCAGCTGCTCTGGGCGAGGGTTGCGGCCGCCCGCGAAAACCGCCCCGACGCCAAGTTCGTCGTCTACGTGGACATCGTACTGTGGGATGAACTGATGATGTCAGATCTAAGACCCTTTGTAAATTGGGCATCAAGCGCTGTTGAGGACCCTACGATTGATGGAGCGAAGATCTACAGGGTGATAGAAGCCTGTGACCACGGTTACAAGATTTATGAAGATCGCTTTGTCGCGCTGGCACTGCAGCCGAACGGTGGGACCAGAGCCATGTTTGGTAAATAAAGGAGGAAACAGTGAAAACCCTGTACCGCAGACACGTAAACGGCATCGGCACCTGGCGCATAGGCCACGAAGGCGACCTGATCAGTATCGCTCATGCGACAGCAGAAGGCGGCCAGGAGGTGTGGCACGAGGAGCGTGTCACCGTGAACGGCTCCGGGCGCACCATCGAGGAGCAGGTCGAGCTCCGCATCCGCTCCCGCATCTCCAGGCAGCGCGACCGGGGTTACGCCGACACCCGAGAAGAGGCGCTCCAGGGGAAGACGAACCAGATGGGCCTGCCCCTCCCCATGCTGGCGCAGCCCATCAAGAAAGTGAAACGGGAGAACAGGGCGGATGACTCGCTTCAGTTGAAGCTGGATGGCCACCGCTGCCTCGCCACCAAGCAGGATGGCAAGATCCTGCTCTACAGCCGGCAGGGTAAACCGATCGACCTCCCGCACATCTCACTCTATCTCCTGGACCTGATCCCTGAGGGGACCATCACGGACGGCGAGCTGTACCACCACGGCACCAAGCTGCAGACCATCGGAAGCTGGATCAAGAAACAGCAGCCCGAGTCGTTGAAGCTCCAGTACTTCGTCTACGACCTGATCTCCGACGACACCTACTTGGACCGCTACCAGGAGCTCTGCGACCTTCTGCCGGCCTGGGACACCAGCTACCCGGCCAAGATCCTGCCGTCGGTCCCCTGGGAGTCGGACGAGCAACAGGCCCGCATGTTCGCCGCAGCACGGGCGCGCAAGTTCGAGGGTCTGATCAAAAGGACCAACGACAAACCCTACGAGATCGGGGTCCGGAGCGCCTCGCTGCTGAAGATCAAGGAGTTCCAGGACTGCGAGGTGACCTGCATAGCCATAAGCAGGGTGCCGAAGAGCGGCACCGTGATCTGCGTCTGCGTGACCGACGACGGCAAAGAGGTGCGGCCGGTCGCCCCAGGAAGTCACGAGGAGAAGGCCGAGGTCTACGAGAACCGGGAGAAATACCTGAACCGCAGGCTCTCCATCGAGTACAGCATGCTGACCGACGACGGCGTACCGTTCCAGCCGGTGGCGCGCGAGTGGAGGGAGGATATATGAGGACGCGGAGAACCAAGAGAATGTTGCGGTGGATGACGAGAGACTTGTGGCAGACACGGAACAGTTTTGGTAAAGTCCTCTTCCTGTGGATGTGGGTGTTCGTACCTTTTGTATGTCTCTTTGAGTTTGTCGACGAGAACACAACGAAGGAGGAGCGAGGGGATGACTGACCTAGAGAAACTGAAAGCGCTCCTGACGGAGTTCGGGGTGGGGTTTGGGGTGATATGTGAGAACCAGAGGCGCGTCGTCACCTGCAGCGAAAGCGCAGACAAGGTGGAGGGCTACCCGAACTTCTACACCTCTTTCGTTTTCGACGTCCGCGGCAAGTTCATGCACATGGGGGCCTACGAATGAGCGCCGTCGAACCCGAAATCATCCTCCCACGGGAGCAGAAAACTCTGCTCCTGCACATGCTCACTTTCCCCGAGGTGCTGGCCTCCAAGAAGCCTGTCTCGGACGCCTGTGGCTACCTGGTAGCCGGCCCGGATCGTCGCGGCGCCAACGCCCTGCACCCCGCAAAGCTCTGGCCTTTGTGGCGCCGGGACGTAGCGGCTGCAGGCATGAAGGCGCCGGCTTCGGTGCGCGACTGGTTCGCCAGGACCAGCCACCTGACCCAGGCCCCGAAAGGGGACGACCTGACCATCTACAGCTCGGGGATTGCTCCGAGTATCTTTGAAGCTGAAATTATTTCTGGAGGGAGTGTGATAGACCTTGAAGCCCTGACTGGTGGGACGGTCGCGCCGGTCCCCGCCGCGAACCCCTGCTCCGGCAAGCTCGCCAACCCGCCCCGCTTCGCCACCTCGTTCTCGGGGATGGAGGAGTTCCTGCAGTGTCCTTTAAAATTTGCGGCCTCTAAGTATTACAAAATCACAAAGTTCGAGGAGACCGAGGCGATCAAGTGGGGTAACCGAGTCCACAAGACGGCGGAGAACTACCTCCTGAATGCCAAGGACGGCGGAAGTAGGCCCGTCGAGGTGGAGTGCCTCCCGCTGGTGAAGCGCTACTGCGACTTCTTCCTGGCCTCCGGCGCCGACTTGCACGTCGAGAAGGAGATGTGCTTCACCGAAGACCTGAAGCCCTGCGGATGGCGCGACTGGAGTACGGTCTTCTTCCGTGGCAAGGCTGACCTCATGGCCATCAAGAACCGGAAGCTCACAGTGGTCGACATCAAGACCGGCAAGACCAAAAGCGATCTCTTCCAGATCGAGGTCATGGTGGCCCTGGCCAGTCTGTACTACGGCGACCAGTTCGACGAGGCCGACGGCAAACTGATCTTCGTGAAAGAGCCCGACCCGCGCAAGGCCCTGGTGGGGCTCACCAAGCCGATCCTGAAAGACGACATCCCCAAGATCTGGGAGAAGGTTTTCGGCATCATCAACCGGATGCGCGCGTCCTGGGAGTCGGCCACTTGGCGCGCCGAGAAGAACGGGCTCTGCCGGCAGTACTGTGCCAACGTCTACTGCGTCCACAACGGCTTTTATAAGGGGTAGAGAGCATGAAGCTGATTCCTCTCACCCAAGGCAAATCGGCGGTGGTGGACGACGCCGACTATGAGACGCTGAACCAACACAAGTGGCACGCGTATGAGGACCACAACACCTTCTACGCTCAAGCCCACGATACCCCTAATTCGACCATCTACATGCACCGAGTTATCCTCGGGGCAGTACGAGGTGAGCGCGTTGACCACCGCGACGGCAACGGACTCAACAACCTCAGGAGCAACCTGCGCAAGGCGACCCACCAGCAGAACATGTGGAACCGCAAGGCGGGTGTAGGGAGATTGAAGGGGGTTACGCGGTCGGCCAACCCGCGCAAGTGGCGGGCCAGAATTATGGTGGGGCGAAAAGAGGCACATCTTGGGCTGTTCTCGAACCCAATCTTGGCAGCCTTCGCCTATGACCGAAAGGCACGGGAACTCTTCGGCGAGTTCGCCAGAACTAACTTCAGCCCTGAGTTTGAAGACGGCTACTGCGAGATGCGAAAACTTAACGATTAGAAGGAGACCGTCATGTCCCAATACCCACCGCAACCCTTAGATCCTCGGGCTGCTTTCCACGAGGCGCAGGTCACCGCCGAGCTCCGCTCCCTGGGGCCGATCCTCTCGCCGGTCTCCGAGGACCAGAAGAAGCAGCTGGATCACATCGCCGGCCTCACGCCGCACAACAAGGGGCAGAAGAGGCGGCTGAAGAAGGGGGTGAAGAAGTGAAAGAACAGGACCCGACTGGCCGGGCCCCTAACGAGCCCGGGGCAAAACTCGACGCAGGGAAGCCCCGAGTGGCGCTCATGCTCGCAGGCTTCCCGCGAGCGCTCAAAGCGGTCGCCGAGGTCACCACCTTCGGAGCCAAGAAGTACACCCCCAACGGGTGGGTCTCCGTCCCCGACGGCATCGAGCGCTACACAGACGCTCTGGCGCGCCACCAGCTTCAAGAGTTCTCGGGCGAGGAGCTTGACCAGGACTCAGGGCTCACCCATGCAGCACATTTGGCGTGGAACGCCCTGGCGAGGTTGGAGCTTATGCTGCGGGAAGCGCAGCGTGGCTAGCCCCACCGGAGTCTGGAGGCCGGCGGCCTGTACCTGCGGCAAGCCGTTCGGCCCGAAGTCGGTAGCCATCTGGAACGGCAAGGCGGGGCGCGAGAGCGCCTTCGTCTGCGCGAAGTGTTGGATAAAGGAGAGAAAATGCGAGCCACCGGAAAAACATATCGCGCAGTCTTGAGAGCCCTGGCCGACGCCAGCGAGGGCAAGTTCGTAGTTTTCGTAGGCAGGGGCTACCCTGACCATGCCCGCAGATACGCCTACGACCTGACCCTCCCACTGCACAACTGCGTGTTCTTCAACCAGGCCAAATCGGAACTGACTTTCCGCGAGCCGCCCGATGGGCTCAAGACCATCGGCACTCTCAGGTTCAGGTTCACCTACCTGGAGGCCTTCGAGAGAGACGTGCGGGGTGGTCGTTACTCAGGCTTCGACCGGACCAAACTCAAGGTTGTCTTCGACGACTGCGGTCCCGACGCGTACACCTACCTCTTCCTCCAGGAGCGCGCCAATGGCTAAAACCCCTGAAGGCCGAGTCAAGGATGCCTGCCGTACCTACCTCACCGGGATCGGCCTGTGCGCCTCCAAGGACGCCGTCAACGCCACAGACAAGCACACCGGCTGGTTTCATTTCCCAGTCCCGGCTTTCCACGGGGTGATGGGGCAGCCCGACATCCACGGCCACTACCGCGGTCGTTTCTTCACCATCGAGACCAAGATCCCAGGCAAGGACCCGACGCCCCTGCAGGCCCACCAGATCAAGGCCATCAACACGACCGGCGCCGTTGCTTTTGTGGTGCGCTGCGTGGAGGATCTGGCCTGGGTGGAGAGCTGGCGGAGGAGAGTCGACGCCGAGATAAAAATTCTTTCGTAAAGATGTTGACAAAGGGTTGCGCTCGGGATATAGTTCTCGGGACTGGCGAAGCGACAACGATAGGAGGTGACTATGAAGAAATCCTAAAATCAGAAGCCTGGTCTGGCGGTAAGTACGTTTCTAAAAGGCTCTGGGAGACCGGAGCCTTTTGTAGATTGACTCACTGCAATCCCGCCGGCGCCGCCGGCACAACATGGAGGGCACCATCTATGCGCGTCTACCAGGATAGCGAAGGGCCGTTCAACGTCGTCGTAGTCTCCAAGACCCCCTGCCAGGGCGGCCACAGGTTCACCAACGAGATCAGGAACCGCGACCCCCTCAGCCTCGAAGAAGCCCAGCGCTGGCACGGCAAGATCACCGAGCTGATCGGCGCTGAGAAGGGCGACGGCGCGGTCGGGGCCTACATCGAGCAGAGCGACTGCCCCCGCCCCTTCACCCGCGAGATCCTGGCAGCCCTGAGGCGCGAGCAGCGCAGGGCAGAGACCCCGGCAGCACCCTCATTTGAGGCGGTAGCCCAGCCGCTCATGGGTGCAGCGTGAGGCGCTTCGAGCCGGATTGGCGCCAGATGTGGATCGCCTTCTTCGTCCTGACCGCGGTCATCGCTATGTGGGGGCTGTCGGGGAGAGAGGAGGTGGAGCGTGCAGCGCATACGAGCGTTCGTCGTTAGTTTCTGGGCTGATACCCTCTTCTACGCCAGACAGGACTGGCAGGATGTGCGGGAAGGGGTGAAAGACTGTTGCCGTTTCGACATAGAGTCTTCGGAGTGACACCGTGGCAGTACGGCCGTTACCGGTTTAGTGGGCAAACTTAACCGTCGAGGACTTCACAGGCCCGCCCTCCGCCGGATTGGCCGGGTAACGGAGGGACGGGGCCGAATAAGGAGGAAGGATGAATAGAGACATCGTAGAGATGTTGGAGTTCGGCTGCCCGTTCAAGCCGGGGACCGCAGGCGAGAAGGACGCAGAAAAAGCTGAGCAGATTATGGTGGAAGCGGCAGAGTACATCACCGCCCTTCAATCTCAACTATCTATCGTAGAGGGGGCACGCGACACCCTTTACAATCTGGTAGGTGTGGAGATGGCCCTTAAGGAGAAAGCCGAAGCCGAGCGCGACACCTGGCTATCCGCCCATGACGCCATCTATGCGGAGCTGCAGTCCCTCAAGGGCGACTTGAAAGCCACCGAGGAACACTGGAAAGAAACAGATGACCGGTGTGGGGAACTGCAAACTGGCATCAAGGAAGCTACCAGGCTCCAGAAAAAAGCCGAGATGCTGTTGGAATCATCCGAGCGCTGCCGGGCTACCCTGGGAGAAGAACTTCAGCAGGTGAAGGGGGAGATGGGCCGGTACAGGGATACCTTACAGTGGGTAAAAGGGGCAGACCTCAACAACCGGCACCTTTCAAGGTCTGCACTGGTCCAGCTGGCTTGTAAAGCCCTTCACCCAGATACGGAGGCTCCGAAATGAGGCGAGCTTTACTTGTCTGGTTCTACGCATGGTTTACCTTGTCATTGGTCTGCATGTACGCTGCAGGCATTAATGAGCCATTCAGATTTAAGCATTTCGCGTTCTATCTGGCATTTGTGGCCGCATATGCTCAAGGCGTAGCGCACATTTACAGTTGGGAGAAGTAATGCAACCCAGGATCGTCAACAGCTCCATCATCTTCAAACCCAAAGACCTCGCCCAGGCGCGCCAGATCCGCACCTGCATCCCGCAGGTACGTTTCCAGGAAGCACCGATCGGCATCCTGGGCGCCGTACCCCTGACCCTGGAAGCCGCGCGGGTCCTGAGGAACTTAGGCATCGAGGCGCCCAGCCCGATCGAGGCGGTCTACAACTGGCCCATCATCCCTGGCAGGAAACCCCGGCCACACCAGGTGAAGACCAGCGCGCACCTGACTCTGAACCCGCGTGCTCACTGTCACAATTCTCCGAGGACTGGGAAGACCCTCTCGTCTCTCTGGGCCATCGACTACCTCCAGAGGATTGGCGTCATCGGCCGCGCCTTGATCGTAGCACCCCTCTCCACACTGGAGCGCGCCTGGGGCGACGAGATCTTCCTCAATTTCCCCGGGAAGAAGTTCGCCGTGCTGCACGGCTCGGCCGACAAGAGACGAAAGCTGCTAGCTGAACCTAATGATTTATATGTAATAAATCATGACGGGGTCGAGATCCTGCAGAAGGAGTTGATGGCCCGGGGCGATATCGACCTTATCGTGATCGATGAATGTTTCCCCGCAGGCACAAAAGTCTTGACGCCGCAGGGGGAGCGGTGTATAGAAACAGTACAACTTGGCGACTTAGTTTGCTCCAGCTGGGGCGAGATGCCTGTAACCCACGTATTCAAAAAAGAAGCCGCACACTTGGTGCAGGTTAACTTCGAGGATGGCAGCTATGTTAGATGCACACCAGAGCACCCCTTTGCGACCGATGCCGGATGGGTCGCGGCCAAAGACACAACCGGATTCACGTGTCTTCGTGGATCGGACTTGCAAGCACTGTGGCAAAATCTTCCAGGCGTCTTTGACAACCATCAAGCACAACCCAACGAAGTATTGCAGCCGAAAGTGCGCAGCGCAGCCCAGAGCGACAGGGGTGGCAGGCGAGACGAGAGCGTGTGCGGTCTGCGGGACCGAGTTCTTTGCACGGGCGGCCGCGGCCAAGTTCAGACCCCAGACGACTTGCTCGCCATCATGCAGCCGGAAGCACATGTGGGCGACGAAGCGAGACGTGATGATGGCAGGGTCCGCGAAGGCCTCAGAGAAGAAACGAGGGAGGCCGGCGCACAACAAAGGCATCCCGACCAAACCCGAAACGTTGGAGAGATTGAGTGCCTGCAGGAAGTTGCAGCGAGATCAGTTTTTGGCTGTTCGAGGCGGGAACGGCACAGGAATGTCAAAGTCGGAAGCACTGGTGCAGTCACTTCTCCCGGTGAGATTCGAGTACAATCTGGCGATCCCGACACGTATGCCGAGAGGGAGCGGGTATCCGACTTGCTACAAAGTGGACTTTGGAGATCTAACCACGAAGACGGCAGTAGAGGTAGATGGGGCGAGCCACGGATCGCTGAGACGCCAAGCACTGGACCAGAAGAAAACCGATTTTCTCTCGGGGTTAGGGTGGTCAGTGTTCAGGGTCTCGAACTCTGCGGTCCACAAACTGTTTACAACCTCGAAGTCGCCGGACCTCACGACTATATTGCCGCAGGTAAAGTAGTCCATAACTGCGCGGTTTTCAGGAACGCCAAGACCAACCGCTGGAAAGCGATGAACGCCGTGGTGAACAACAGGGGCATCTCGACCTGGTGCTGGGGGCTCACAGGCACCCCGACCAGCAACGAGCCTACCGACGCCTACGGCCAGGCCAAGCTGGTCCGTCCCGAGAGTGTCAAAGGGGTGAGCTTCACCTCTTTTAAAGACTTGACCATGCAGCAGTTCGGACCTTTCCGCTGGGTGCCTAGGCGCGGGAGCGAGGAGACTGTGGCTCGGGTACTTTCGCCGTCCATACGGTTTGACCGATCCACCGTCACCAACATGGAGCCCTGCCTGATCGAGCGCCACGCCGAGCTGTCGCCGGAGCAGAAGCACCACATCAACAAGCTCCTGCGGGAGGCGGTGACCGAGATCGACGGGGCGACTGTGTCGGCGGTGAACGCCGCGGTGCTGATCTCAAAGATTGTCCAGGCAGCCTGTGGCGCCGTGATCGGCTCCGGCGGCGAGCTGATCCGCATGGACTTTGGCCCCAGGTTGAAGGTCCTGGAGG